TGACCCGCACTATCTGCTAGTACTTCAAACGTCCACTGCTCGCTAGAGTTTGGTAATGTGTTACCGTAGTAGATTGCAGTGTTAACACCATTGTCAATGTTTTGTAAGTTTAAACCTGGATGAGCTAACAGTTTCAATGCGCCACCTGACGGGTCGTACTGAAAGTCAAACTGCCACATTAATCGTGGATCTGGCTGGAAGTACTCGTTGTAGATCCAGACATTACTAATAACTACCGAGCCACCAACGGCTGGAGTAAAGTTTACTGTTGTGTTTGGTGTTGCAAAAGTGGACGTAGTTACTGTATGTACAGTCGGCGTACCGCTTTGAGAAAAGATTACCTTAGTGCCTGCAGGATAAACCGAGGTGTAATTAATAGGTGACGTTGCATTACTGTCAATAACAAATGAAGTTGTCGTGTTGGTGATTGTGTCACCAGTTATTGGGAACTTAGAGTACCCCGGTGTAAATATGGCTGAAAATGGACCACTACCGGCGCCTAGCGTAGTGCCTGTGGTAAAGACGTCTAGGCCAACTTGTGTGCCAGCAAATGAATAGTTTACGCCGTTGTACGGGTTTGTAATAAAGCCCCTGGGAATGCCGCTAAAGCTGCTGAACAACTGTCGGTAGCCGCCCATTTTCTTAGGTGTGCCGCGTTGAAAACGACACCACACACCGTCACTATATTCACGCGATTCGAATACAGTACCGTCGCGTTTAATACCATGGGTAACACCCAGGGTATATATTTGATTAAATTGTGGATCGACTTGCCCGTCAGCCATCAGAACGCGCCGCCGCTAATCAACCCCGCTGTAAATGTAGCAGGAGTCACTACTTGCGGATCTGCTAGGTTGGAGTTGTCAAGTCGCATTATTTGAGTGCCGTTTGCTGTCAATCCAAGAACGTTGGCACCAACTAAATACATGCCGGTGTTAGTATCTGATAGGAATGAGAACGGTGGCGAGCTTGCAGTTCCGTTAATTGCGTAAAATGAATCTACCGTTGCGCTAGTCAATGAGAAGATGGTATTACCATCACTAATAACAGTAGCGACTTGGTTGCCTGCTAGTGAGAACGATGGGCCGCCGCTTCCAGAGATTTGGAATGTAATTGTGCTATAGGTGCCTACCGGAACCTTGTTAACCAACACGTACATCTGAGTAATAGCTGGTAGTACAACGTTTAGTGTGCTGCTGCGGGAACCTGACAAAGCTACGTATGTTTGAATAATTGGTGCGTACGATACTAAACTTAGTGTGCTGCCAACAATACTGTCTACGTCATATGTAGCGGCGGTAAATGTCACGTTAGATGGGATTGTATATCCAATGGTAAAGAAGTTACCAGTGGACTGCTCGTACATCACATAACCAGAATCGCCAGGGTTGGCAATAATATTGTTTTCGCCGTTAATAAGCGAGATACCCTGTGGCAGGATAGTTAATGCACCAGTCCCATTGTTTCTAAATGCAATCCACCAACCTGTTGATAGTCCAATAGAACTTGGTAAATTAAAAGTATTATTGCCGCCTTCCCAAATGAACGATGTTGCACGACTGGCATCAGAGATAGTTGGAACTGTGGATACGCGGGAAATATTGGATGTTACTGCCAGTTTACCAGCGATAGTGGTAAGACCAGCACCTTGCAATGTTGCGGCATCCGCTGAGGATGTGCCAGCACCAAACGTAACGTTCTGCCATACACCAGCGGCAGTGGTGTTATCTGACAGATAGAAATAAATTGCAATACCTGGGTCTACTGTTACTGAAGCTGCGCCAGTAAAATCCGCTACAACAAATGAGTTAGCGCCAAAGTTACGGATAAGAATATCCGAACCAACGGAACCTTGGTCACCCTGTGGCAAGAAGATTGTTAGACCAAAAGTTGACGGTGTGCAGTCCATAATACGGGCTGCAGGTACTTGGGTTGGATTAACAACCGCCGGCCAGTACAGTTCAGTATCTGTCGCAAAATCTAAGGCATAGTACGATACGTCTGTTGGTACAACAACGGTGCCGGTAAACGGCGATGTAAATGTGGTTGACATAGATTAGGGCTCTTGAATAGTAGTGTTGCGGTCCACACGACGTGAATTGTCTTCTTTTTTCAACGCGTTTAATGAGTCAGTGTAGTATGATTTCCACACTGGCAATTTGTCTAAGGCTTTTAAATAACCTTGTGCTTGTAGTAGCGTACCAAACAACATGGCCTGCGGACATTCACGAGTAAATAAATTTTGTTGGTTGGAAGTATCTAACGGCTGAATTTCACTGTAGTAAATAATTTCAATTGGTGTATCTGTAGATGGTGCAGGAGCAAACGCAAAATTGTTGTAGTCGTATTCAGCGTAGTATTTAACTGCGCCAGCGTCAGATTCAGCTTGGTATTGTGCTACGTAGTCCTGTGAACGAAGCAGCATTGGTCGACCGTTAGCCTTCATAGATACTGTTTTGCGCCAACGAGCTGGCTTGTTTAGCACCACCTGGTTTACTGCTAATGTAGTCTCTACAACGGTGAGTTGCAGCAGGGTCTTTAACTCTGCGGCAATGGCGGACTCTGCCAAACCGATGAGGCTAGGAATCTGCGCAATAAATCCAGCGTCATTACGTTCCATGTAATTAATGACATCCTGAACCAGGTTGTCATAGGTCATTTGATATGCGCCGCTCATCGTGTGTAGTAACTATAGTTAGGTTGGAAATAGATCGGTGACTTGTCACGATCCTCTTCTTCAAACTCTGTACGTGCTGTCAATGCTAGTTTTTCTAAATATGCTACTCGACCCATGTCAATACCAGGTAACTGTATTGCCACTTTATGAGACAAGGCAGCTTGGATGTAAGGAATTACACGATCTGGCAAATACAATTCATCAGTAAGTGTTCCAACGTCTTGTGGTTGAATGTCTAAGATTAATTGAAATACTTGGTAGTTATTGTTTGGTACTGGCCACAGATACATCTCTGGGTCAATCTGACGATTAAACCAGTATTGTAAAGAACGCTGACTTTGGAATTGTTTGTTTGGAAGATTCCAGTAGTCGGTACGATTTAGACGTGCTAACGGAATAACTTGCTGGCTCTGTGCAAACTGGATGGCACGAAGAGAGAACGTTGTTAATGTGTCTCTGTTTTTAAGGCGGAAGTAATAAAACTCTTGCGTGGCGTTAATAGTAAAGTAAGCCCATTGACGGTCAGACAATGTCTGTGTTGGGAATGATTCCCAAGTGGTCCAGGCGATGCCATCATTACTAACCTCTAAATCCAGGTTGTAGTCTGTTGTGCCAGCTGGAGAGTAAGCGTTAAATCCAACATAAAAGATACGTGTGCCTTGACTATACGATGCGCCAAAGTAGTTATCTACCAATGTGGATGTGGCATGTAGTTCTAAGTCTGCATTGTCTGTTTGATCAAACAAGGCGTATGCGTCAACGCTAGTTACTGGCAGTGCTGAAGTGATTGATGGGTTAACAATGTATACCCAGTTGGCTTCCAAAACGTCTACGCAATTCTTTGGCATAGTCAACCATTGCTGATTGGTCTGTGCACCAATAACTACGTTTTGTTGTAGCCAAATATTAATCCCGCGGTTAGCGGAGTTTTGAAGGATATAGAACAGAGCCTGCTTGCCGGCGTCAGAATACTCTGGAGTAATTTCTTCCGCAGTTCTTCCTGCGTCACGGTACGCATAGGAGATCAACTGATCTACATTTATTTTAGTTCGGTTGTATGTACCGGAGTAGGCCATAAATTAACGTCCTCGGCCAGCGGCTCGCTTAGGTACTTTGTTAGGCAGTTTGTTTGATGCAAGGCCGGCCTTAACAAACTCTTTACCAACCTTTTTGGGGATACCAAGGGTTGACTTACCAGCGGCTGCTGCGTACATTGCGCCTTGTTGGGCTTTTGATTTAATTGGCATGTTAGTATCCTACTCGAATGTTTGGGCCTTTGCCCGGTGTGTATGCTGCACCTGGAGCTGCAACACCCATGTCACCGGACGGGCTGGCTGCGCCAACACCTAGCTGTTGCTGCATTGGAATAGCGCTTGTTAAACCACCAGCTTGCATTTTTTTAGCGACGCCTTTCTTAGCGCCGCTTAGCACTTTTTTGCTACTTTACCGCCTTTATCGTATACGTTACCCATTTGGTCTACTCGACCTTCTTCCATGCCTTTTCGAGCTGCGTTACCGCGGGAACCAATAGCTTCGTATAGAGCTTTATTAGTTTTTTTGTCGGCTTCTTCCATGTTCTTTTGGTAATACTTTTGCTGGGCTTCTGTTGCTCCAGCTTGTTTTACCATTTTTCCTTCATTGTATGTTTGGACAGATTTGCCACCACACAACATCTTAGGCTTAATATTTTTTACTTTTCTAATGCTGTCTTTATCGCCGGAATCTTTTTTGGCTTCGTACACATTAGATACGTTGCCACCAGTTTTGTATGCCTTAACTGCGGCTGAAGGTGCGTTTGGCGCCTTCATAAATTTTTTAGCTGTACCAATTTCTTTTTTAGCACGACCACCTTTACGAAGTTTAGAAAGGTCAGTCTTTTTACCGGGGTGCTCTTGCTTGTCGTGCATAGCAAAAGCCTTTTTGACAACTTTTTTATCTTGCGCAATATCTTCACTCATCTCTGATTTTTCAGAATGGCGGGATTTGTATTTAACAGATCCACCTTCTTAGAAGCATTGCATTTTAGCTGTTGATTTAAAGTCGTCCATGGTATTTCCTCGAGTAATTGGTTATTTTGGGTGATCAGTCCCTATATACACTAATGCAAAAAAGGGCATATTTACGCCCTAGATTTCAGCTAAAAACAATGCTCTTTCAGCTTTCCTACGCTGTTTAAGCTGACTGGGGTTGCTCCAGTTTAAGAAAGCGTCTGCTGCCTTGTGGACGTTGCCGTCGTTAAGGTGTTTTACCACGTCTGATTTAACCATTCTGTCTGGGCCAATGTTGTGGCATAGACTATGCATGGCATCAGCTTGGGCCCTAGTGACAGGCACCTTTACAGCCGATTCTAGGGCCATAGAGCACTTTTTAAGGTCAGAGTGTAGGATACCCATTACCTCGTCCTCAGAAAGCTCTCTGTGCAGCATATGGGACTCTCCATGCAGTATCATATGGCCAACGCCAATGGTCCACTTTCCGGCACCATCAATATAGGCTTTGTAGCGTTTGCCTTCAAATTTTGTAATTAACTCAATGGTAGATTGCGCCACCCATTCAAACTTCTTTTCGTATTGTATGAGCCATGTGCTAAACGGATCGTATGTTGCCGAACCAAACACGATGACAGCCGAGCACAGACAAGCTGTGATTGTCTTAATCATATTTCCTCCGATTTGTGACTATATCACAAATTTAGGCAAACGGTCTTGTACCTGTTTTGTCGATTATTAGAGCTTGTCTGCGAGGACTAGCGCTAGGAGTATTAGGCACACTAATATGTGTCCAACGGTCAAATTCTCGAATAATTTGGTCATATCCAATCTCCGATGCAATAACAGCACGAACTACTTCGTCTGGGGTCATCCCAGGTACACGAATGTCTGCCGCGCAACCAATACGGTGCTGGCTGGTATCTTTGGAGCCAACGGCGTCGTTGACTTGTTTAGATCTAAATGCGCTGTTAACCATAATGGGTTTTCCACCCAAAAGAATTTTAACATCTTCTAAGAGCCCTGCCAAACGAATAAGATTGGCTGTCTCTTGCGAGTTTGGGGTGTTGTCAAACTCACGGTGATCCGTGTGGGTCAGTTCTTCTAATGTAAAATGTACGCTAAGATTCGTCATTGCTACTATCCTGTCCTATTTTAATACCGGTAATCAAACCAATGAATCCACCAATGATGGTTTGGAACGCTGGGGTAATTGCCTCAAATATTTTGTCGTTGCTAATGTCGCTGTCAAATAAGCCAACAAGCATTCCGCAGATCATGCCAACTACTACGACACAAAGAGTAATAGTTACGCATACGGTAACAAACCCCGGCACGGATTCTTTTGCTATCATTCTTTAGCCTTGTTTTTAATTTCCATAATCTTTTCCATGCTACGGCCACCAAAGTAAGCAGTCATTACCAGCATGCCCCACTGACCCAATAATTCCACGTAGGCGCCACGGGTTTCGTGTCCAAGCATGGACATGAAGGCAAAGAAGGAATACGCCACAAGGATAAAGATTAAAGTGAGTGGGCGAATGTTTTTAGCCAGAAAACTGTCCGTTGCGGCGTCTGCCTTCCAACGATCAGATATGTTGTTAGCCTCATTCATGTCAGCCTGGAGCTCTGCCAGCTTGCCGTCTTGGGCGAGCTTTTGCAACTCCAGTGCTGCTTTAGCTTTTTGTGCTGGGTCTGGAATTACTTTGTCTAATATTTTTAGACCAGCCCCTACAATGTCATCTATTCCAAACATTTAATTTATCCTTTATAGCCCCAAGTAAGGTACCAAGCAATGACCGCAGCCGCTGCAAAACAGTAGAACTGAACTCTACGCACCGCTTTAAGATCGTGTTGAAACTCTTCATTATTTTTCCTCTCTAGATTCTCAATGTCTAGTTTAATTTTAAGTAGGGCATCCCACTCCTTTGCACCATACTTCCTTACGAAGTCTATTTTGAGTTTTGCCTCCTCGTCGGAGATTTGTTTTTTGCGTTTCCACTCCTCTAGTGCTTTGATGAGGGCATTTTGCTTTTTGATTTCAGCCTCACGGGCGATTCTACGGCGCTCTTGGGCTTTTTGCTGTGCAACATCGGTGGCGTCTTGCTGTATACCCTCAATGCTTTTGGTTAGTTGATGAGATCCTTCACGGGCGGAGTCTAGGCTACCGCTGAGAGTCTTTGCTCCCTCTGTTATTCCGAATGGGTCTGACATTGATCATTAGTGTATTTTAAATACGATG